AACCAATAAGCCACCGCGCACCGTTGTAATCTTTCCACTTTTTTACCTTAAACCATTTAGCCTTTATGCCAGCCGCCTTCGCCGCCAGCTCCAGCAATTCACGATCAGTTTTCATCCCGCATCCCTCGTTTGTTTCCCGTGTGCGCAGTATCTACAGGCTCCGCACGGCAGGCCAGTTGATTGTTTGTATAGCTTCGCGCGCTGAGATTGACTGAGGCTATGACTTACACAACCTACACAAAAAATACACACATGTGTAAATCTCTGAAAGCCAGACGGCAGTAGGGATAGAGTCTTATATATACACAATATACACACTTTTTATATTTCTCTAATAGAGAAAGAGAAAACCCCTATTTTTCCCATTTTCTTTTTATGTCTATATCTCTATGGGGTGTGTAAAACGTGTAGACGCCTAGTGCCACTAGGGCTGCAGCCATTTATACGCGTGTAAATTTTCGTGTATCGCGTGTAAGTCCAAAATCTAGCCTGCACTTTTTTCGCGGGCACAAAAAAGCCAGCTAAAGGCCGGCTTTCTGTTTTTTCTTGTACATTACCTGTACAAATCCTAAACCTCGCACCATTTCTGAACCTTCGCTGATGCGTCCATAGGGCGAATCAAGCCCTTCGCCGCCAGATCGTCAATCGCCTTTTGTACCTCTGCTTTAGGCCTGCGCAACCGGTTTGCCAGCACCGAAACCGTCTCACCGTGCGCGGTGTCAATCCGCGACATGATGCGCGCTTGCAGGGACAGTCCAGGCGCCGATTTCTCGCTGATGTTTGCATAGGCTAGGCGCGTCTTTTCCTCGATATCGCGCCGCACCAAAGCAAACGCCCAGCGCACATGCTCAGCCGTCCGCACGCCTCCAGGCGCCGACAGAATCAAGCTAACCTTGGCCATGATTTCATACCCGCGACGCACTACTGCCTCCAATCCGGTGCGCTCTTTGTGGTTTTCCGCGTGATCAATGCACCAATCAAGGCAGGCCGCCAGCATGGCCTTTGCCTCTGAGTCAGTCTGAATCTTGATCTTGTCGCCGTAATACTCGACTCGTAGCGCATCCTTGTCATAGCTGCCACCCTGATACATGGCAATCAGCGCCGACCGCATAGACTCGGGCATTGGCGCTTTAACAAAACCCTTTTTAGCGCGCGGGTTGGTTTCCTTTTCGTTGATCAGCAGCGACCGACCGATAAACCCGTTAGTCGCCTGCTCTGCCGTCACCAGAGTTTCAAACGTGATCGGCGTTGTGTATCCGACCATTGACAGGAAAGGCCGCTCAAGCCCGTTGTCGATCTGGTCTAGTGCGCGCTCTAGCTGCGGTATGCGTCTTGCCATTGCGCCCGACTTGTCCTCGTTTTCAGAGACGGCCTTTCGGCACTGCATCAGCTCCATAAGCAGGGCTTTGCGTACGTCGTCTTTTGTGTCGCCAGTCAGCAGCATGAAACCGTCAGCCTTGGAGTAGGCAGACATCAGCACACCGATCACTCCGTCAAGATACGCGGCTCCCCCGGACTTTTGCGCGTTGGCGATCTTTGTCAGGAATATGCCAATCTCGTCGATGATGTACAGCGCTGCCTGATGGCGGATAAGGTTGCGGATAATCTCTTGCTCTGACTTGATGGCGCCATGCGTAGCAACGTGGATGCCTGCCGCCCTGTGCAGCTCTGCCTGCGCCTGTTGTACGGCTTCTTTTCCGGTTGCAGACCCTGCCACGCAGAACGCGAACAGGTTGGCCGAAACTCCGTCTAGGTCATCTGTATAGCGCAAGCCGATAATGTTACCGACAGCAGCCAAAGCCGCAGCGACAGCAAGGTTTTCTCGCGGGTAACGGCACTGCGAGTTGATCCACTGGCAAACCTGTCCAACAAAGCCGGGCGGGCGTAACAGGTCTACGCCGTCAATCGAGAACGGTAGGCCGTCCGTGCGTTGTTCTTCCTCAAACTGGATATCCGAAACGAAGCTAACGCCCTGCGACCATCCGCCTTGCTCGGCATAGTGGGCCAGCGTGCCGAGCGTGACTGGGTTAGCCGACTTGCCAAAGCTGTGCCAGCGCTTTTCTAGCGTGCTGCGCCCAGGGTATTTCTGGCCGCGCCCTGACCATTCGTCCCAGATGGCAAAGCCAGTTCCGCCAGTGGCATGGTGCAGCGCCATCCCGCAGCGATACCACGTCTCATGGTCGCAATCAGGGTCAACGTGCGACAGCATCTCTGCCAGCTGAGCATCCGTTACATCCATTGGTGAGCCGTGATAGTCGGCGCGGTGCGTTTCTGGCTTGCGTAGAAGGTCAAGCAATGCCGCTGGCGCGTCTGCGATATCGTCAGGGTGTCCGTGGATTGGCTCATAAACTGAGCCGGATGCGTGCAAAGAGCCAGGTCCAACCACGAAGCCGGAAGACTTGAAGTCGATTCCGGGAAAGTCTGCATGGTGCTGCACCATTGCGACGTCAGCCGGCGCCTTGAAGTACAGGTGCATAGAGCCACCACCGGAGCCGGTGGCTACGGCAATCCCTGCCGAACCTAGAAGGTCTGTGCCAAGTGATGCGCACAAGCGCTCAAAAGACGCGACGCCACCGTTACGGGCGTCAACGTCAACCACTAGCAGCCCGCGAACCAGTACACCGTATCCGGTGGCGAATTGCCCTGACAGCTCCATGACCTCCAACTGATCCTCTGACCAGTCCGGAGTGTGCTGCCAGTTTGAGGCGATAGGGTGTTTTCCCAGCGCTTTGCATTCAGGATTGCCGCAGGCGCACGCGCCGCTAGCGAATCCGTACAAGCCAAAAACTCTTATCCCTGCGTCAATGAAATCGTACTGATTCATGCGCGCGACTCCAGATAGTCAGACAGCGCGGTGAGTGTTTTGTAGGTTGGGTTTTGGTCTACGCCATTGGCGATCCTCCAGACGAGCTGGTAGTTCAGTCCAGTAGCTCTGGAGACTGCCTTAAGGTTCATATCAACAAGCGCCTTCTTGATCTGGTCTAGGTTCATCATTTCGTTGTTTTCCTTTCGGGACTAAAAAATAGTGTTGACAAGGTAAAACAGCCTGACCAGAATAGCAACCGTCGAGAGAGAAAAGCCGGGCCGTAGCTCGACCGGCCCACAACCCAATGAGGTGTTTTAATGAGCGTCCTTTCTAGCATCACGAAGCCTCAAGACCGGCCAGTGATCGTAACCATCTGCGGTGATTCAGGCATGGGGAAAACCACGCTTGCCGCAACCTTCCCAAAGCCTATCGTCATCCGCGCAGAGGATGGTTTACAGGCCATTCCCGCAGATCAGCGGCCTGATGCGTTTCCTCTGATTCACAAGGAGGAAGAGTTGTGGCAGCAGCTAGCTGCTCTTGTGACTGAAGAGCATGACTACAAGACTGTCATCATTGACAGCGTTACTGCTCTGGAGCGTCTTTTCGTAAACCACGTTATTGAGTCTGACCCGAAGAAGCCGCGCAGCATCAATCAAGCGCTTGGCGGTTACGGCGCCGGATTGGCTGCGGTTGCTGCACTGCATCAGCGTGTGCGCAAAGCCTGTGGCATTCTGAACGAACGTCGCGGTATGCACATTGTTTTTGTTGCGCATGCCGACACAGAAACCATTGAGCTGCCAGATCAAGACCCGTACACCCGCTACAGCCTACGCCTTGGCAAGAAAAGCGTGGCGCCCTATGTGGACGATAGTGACGTTGTTGGTTTCTTGAAGCTGGAGACGTTTACTACTGGTGATGGCGAGCGCAAAAAAGCCATCAGCGACGGCACGCGCATCCTGATTACCTACGCCACGGCGGCAAACGTCAGTAAAAACCGCTATGGCATCACCGAAGAAATCCACGTTCCTGCCGGTGAAAACCCGCTGGCTGCTTTCATTCCTTCCCTGAAATCGGAGTAATTGAATATGTCTTTCTGGTCTACTAGCGACAACAAGCAAATTGAAAAAGCCGGCACCTTTGAAAGCGGCGGCGGTGATATCGAGCCGATCCCGGCTAAGACTCAGGTACTGGCAGCTCCGGACGAAGCCAAGTGGGACGAGTATCAGGGCGACGAGTACATTAGCCTTCGCTGGAATATCCTACAGCCGAAAGAGTACGCGAACCGCAAGATTTTCCAGAAGGTGCGCGTCTGTGACAGCGACCCGAAAAAGTCCGACAAGGCCAAACGCATGCTGGCGGCGATTGATACCAACGCTGGCGGCAAGCTGCTGGCGAGCGGAGAGCGCCCTACCGATGAAAGCCTGACCCGCTGCCTGGTAAATAAGCCGATGGTTCTGATGCTCCAGGTTTGGGAGATTGAAAAGGACGATGGCACTACCGCTAAAGGTAACTGGATCAGCGCCGTGAGCCCGCGCCAAGGCGGCTCAAAGTCTGAACCTAAGCCGGAACCGAAACCAGAGCCGAAACCAGCGCAAGCTGCCGAGATTGACGACGACGACATCCCGTTCTAAGCCAAACAGGGCGCCAACCGGCGCCCTTCCTTTCTGGAGT